TTTTGGAGGCGGCCACTAGATCGCGGGAAGTTTGACTTCAGAGTGAGTGGTGGGCGTGATCCATTTGATTTCGTTGTAGAACGGCGCCCATTCTTCGAAGGCTGCGATTTTGGCATCTTCAAAGCTGGCGGCTACAACCCAGTCGTAAGCGCCTGACGAAGGAATGGTGAAGTAAAAGCGGCGAAGTTCGCTCATGGCTTGCGGATGGGTGATCAGTGTTTAAGGTGTCGGTCCGTAAACCTTTTCGAGGGGCACGGGAACGTCCGCTGATGACAGGCAGCGGCAAGGGTGACACCTCGGGAGGATCACCCACCTGTCAATCATTTCTTGCCGTCAAGCGGTTTGCGGGAAAGGTAAAGTTGAGAAACGACGTAGTGATGGCCGTCGTGGCTTTCAACGACATAGCTGGGCCATGAATACCCTTCCAGCTTGCTGACGATTTTGCATTCAGCTTGAAGCCAGCCTTTGACATAGCAGGGCATACCAGCACAGAAGCGCCAGAGATCACGGTCAGCGCGAACGCCATTGCGATTAGGCGACATCTTGTAGGTCTTTTGCTTGGTGCTGATGACGGGCGCGACTTTGCCGCAGCACTGAGAGGAGAGGATGACGTAGCTCACTTGATGACGATTGATTGTTCAGTGGAGGGACGGTTTGAGGTGGGTTGATAGGTGAGACCGTCGTGGATGATGGCGGCGAAGGTGAGGATGGGGATCAGGAAAAGAACCGTGTTGGAGACAAGGTTTTTCATGGGTCTGTGTGGTGTGAAGCGGGGCCGGATCGCTCCGGTTGGGCAAATGGTAGCCAGCATTCCCAAGGAGTAAACCCCTTATTTCGGCAAGTTGCGATTCTTGATCTTGACGCTCTACCTACCGTGAATGTGGTACACGCCAAAATCATGGATGAAGCTGCCTGGGAATGGCTACGCATGAAACGTGACGCAACGTCTGCATTCAGCGTTGAAAAAGAGGCCCGACGCCTGGAGAACACTCCAAACGCAGGCCCCATCGCTGCTCAGTTGTACCGCGCTTGGTCTATGCAGCAGGATCTCCTACAGCAAGCCACCAACAGAATTGCAGCACTTGAGCTGCAGCTGATGGAATCTCAGCGCGAAATCAGGAATTAGCGGGCACTTTGATGTGCGCCCAGTTCTTCCCGTACTTGATGTTGTTGACGGTGCTGACATGCACCCCAAACGACTGGGCGATCCTGGCGGCTGATTCGTTGCCAGTGGCAAGACGCTGTTTGATCTCAACTACCTTCGCCTCATTCAAGGAAACGCGACGACCCTTGCGGCGATTAGTGACAAGAGACTTGGCAGCCTTGGGCTTCGTTTCCGTGACGACAGTGGGCTGAGGTGCGCCACCGGCCTTGATTACTTGCGCAGATTCAATCAGTCGCTGAATTTGGCCGATGCGGTTGTTCAGCTCAACAATTTGAGAATCGGTGAGGATGATCATGGTTGACATCAGAAGGAGGTTTCAGGGGATTCGGGTTTAAGCGGGCTGAAGGAGCCTTTGTTGCCCCACTTGCCGCCCCAAAGAGAGAAGCCGGTTTCTTCGGTGAACTGGTCTTTGCCGCTATAGATGCGAATTTTGGTCCCGTTAGCCTCGGCCTGTTCAGCCATGGTCATCAGGTAATTCGCAGCCTTGACGGCTTGATCAGAGGTAAAGTCCACCACGAGGTTCTCCTCGGGCGCCTTATCGTTTTTGCGGTTGCGATTTTCCATAATTCGGAATTTCGCGGTGAAGGCAAATTCAGCCATGAGTAGATAGGAAGGTGGTGATGATGTGCCGCAGGGCTTGGTTGATGTTTTGCCCCGTTTTGGCGCAGTAAGCCCTTAGCTCTTTGTGAATATCAGCCGAAAGCTTGGCCGCAACAACGAAGCGGTTTTTCTTCCGGTTGATTTCAGTTGGAGATTTAGGGCGTCGTGCGGTCATGCAGGATTCGCGGCGATGTATTGATCAATGAACTCCTTGTGTTCAGGGAACTGGATACGGTCAGCAATGCGTGGGGCCATGATGTTGAACTGCTTTTTGAAGGCAGTAATCAACTCCTCGCGTTTTTCGTAAGCCTTGACGGTGGCCTTGACCTCTTCAAGCTCTTCATCCTTCAGAAAAACCACTCCGGCGGCTTTCTTGGTGGTGGACTTAGCCGCTGGCTTAGCCGACTCCGCAGGCTTTGGCGTGTCTTGCTGAAGAGCTGGCTTAGGTGCCTCCTCACGGTGCGGATCTTCGACGGGCTCTCGTGCCCATAGTTGCCATGCCAATCCGAATTGCGCGGCTGCGGCAGTGCATAAGCAACGTCGGTGAGCATCCGTGAGATCACGAGCAGTGACCTTTTCAAATGCAATCGCATTGTTTCGGTTGTCCATGATTGCCTGAGGGAAGTCAGGCGTACGGAGGCCATCGGGACCGGAGAAGCAGCCAACGACATACGCAGTGCCGTTAGGTGCCTGCCACACATGTTGATCGCTGGCGTTTCGGACTAGATGGAACTGCCACCCAGGAGCATGATCCTGAAGTAGATGGGCGACGCGGCACCAATTCACATAGTCAGCGGCATAGGAGCCGGTGCCTTTGGTGTCAACGTCAGCCTTTGTGATGACAGCCCCGAGATTGGGGAAATCAGGCATAGAGGTTGTGCGGTTGATCGGAGAGTGAGGACGGGCTTAGGACCCATCTGGAGTATATCCCTAGATTTACTTGAGCGCAACCCAGTGGTAGCCACCAGCGCGATGCCCTCTCAGTGCTGCCGCATGAACAGCGGAGCCATCAACAAAGACAGCCCTGGCCGCAGCGCGATAACTCGGGTAAACGTTTCCCGTCTCAACGCATTTCACTGGCGTGGGGTTATATCGGCTTGGCTGACGCACAAGTGGTTGGGCAAGGATCAGCTCAACAAGGCTGCGGTCCTCAAGTGCAATGAAAAGACCATCGGCGTCAAATTCACGCAGCAACCCAGGATGCTTACGCGCAAAACGGCGCAGCTCTGCACGGCTGACAAACCACGGCTGATTTCCATGCTGCGATTCCTTCTCAGCCCTCAAGCCTTTCTTCAACAGCTTTGCCACTGAATGCCGCGTACTGCCGAACATATCCGCCAGTTGTTGCAGCCTGTACCAATCCAGCTCCGGCATCAACGGGATACCCAGCAGCCTCAACTTGCAGCGGAATGCAGGCTCCGTACGTTTCGGGAAGCCCCGATCAGCAGCCATGCGGCAATATGTCAGATACAACCGCTTTGGCGGCATGGACGTGCTGAGCTGTTCAATGATGTCGATTTCGCCCTGTGTCCAGCGTGTTGATCGCTGACCCACGAGCCGCCGATGACACAGGGGACCGCAGGTTTGACGGTTGCTTTTGTGAGCGCCCTTGAGGACGGGGATTTTGAAGACCGATTTGCAAACAGCGCACTCGCGGAGATGCTTTGAACCTTTCACAGTGGGTTGATGGTGATGATTGCCCCGATGTATTCGCCTTCGTTGGCGTATTGCTTTGTGGCCATCAGACAGGCCACTTGAGAGTCATCCTTCAGCAGGATTCCGGTGATGCCATCAAGAGTGGAACGACACAGCTTGTCGATGTCCGGCTTGCTGACCTTATGGAATGGTGCGTTCGGCTTGAGGATGCCCTTGGTGTTGTAATGCGCCTTCGGCCTGGTAAATAGAAATGTGATGCCCACATAAACGGGACCGTCGAACATTTCATGGCCAGTCTCCAGTGCTGCCTGATTGACAGCAAAACGCCAAGGCTTCACCTTCTTGGATGATTCGACCATTCGGCCATTGCCTACATGGCGTTTGCTGCCTTGCGGCGCTGGCTCAACTCCCTGGACTTTGAAATTCATCTGATCGCATCAAACAATTTTCAAGATGAACTTTGTCTCTTAGCCGCTGGTGGTATAGGCAGCCCTTGATTTCCTCGTCAGTGAGAGTCAAAAGGTAAACGGCAAGCTCGGCAACGGCATCGCGGTACTGGTCTGGCTCCCATAGGTCGTACTTGCCAAGGATGGCTTCAATACGATCATCTACGGGAGTGTCAGACATTAGAACTCTGCTTTCGGCAGGGTCACCCGCCAATACTCCGTCTCCTTTTTACTCGCTACGCCCTCGAACTGTTCGAGCTGCTGAAGTTCCTTGACGGCATTGCTGTACTGCCAACTTGTGCGGGTGCAGCGGGATACCTTGACGGCTTCGTGGACAAGATTGCCGTCTTCGTCTTTGAGATCGTCCATTTCGCCTGTGGCGTACATCAGGGCTAGGTCGTCCATCAGCACCTGAAGGGCGTCTTCGTGGCGCTTGATTTCGGCTTTGGTGCTGGCGATGGCACCGAGTAGAAGGCTGGGGTTGGTCATGCGTGGGGCATCTCTGCAGATGGAGTATACCCCTAAACGCAAGGGGCTGGCAACCCCTAGAACTCAGGTTGATTCAGCATCAGGAACGCATCCCTGGCGCCCTGCCACTCGATCACCGCCTGATCCACGTCAACCTTCTGCAGTGTCGTTGACCCCGGCCTAGCCCACAACACACCAGCCTTCTGCACATACAGTTTCGGCCAATGCAGACTGAGCATCCCCAGATACCCGCCAAGCTGCGTGCTCACGTCATACGGACTGGCATCGGCCTTGCCCTGGGTCTTCAGATCCACCAGCACGAGCTGATTGTGGTCATCCTTGCGCCGCAGCAAACAATCAAACGACCCGGCGATGCTGCGCTCCACATCAGCCAACCTGTACTCACAGGCCACGGCTTCGTACGTCTTCCAAACGGAATGCTCAAGTAACGGCTCAACCCATTCCTTATATTCCTCTGGATACTCGCCCGGTTCACCAGTCGTCAGGAAGTTCTCCAGCGCCAGATGAACTGACTTCCCACGCGGTTCCCAGATGTGCTTGGTCTCCATGATGCGCTTCATTGCCCACGCATCCTTCGTGCCCTTGCACACCTTCGTCACTGAATGATTCAGCCACTGCCCTGTCGGCTCCCAGCAATACCGGTGCGCCTCCTCGTCGAACTTGATCGGTAACGGGCTCAGCCACCGCGAAGTCCCTTGGGCTGACGACTTCAACTCGTTCTGTTGGTGTGGGCTCATCTCTGAGAAGGTTGCGGTAAGGGCGGGGCGTGAAGCCTGGGATGCGCTTGGCATCAAGTTCATTTAGAACCCAGCCCGGAGGTGGATTGTCTAGATCTTGAAAGGTCCAGCGCCCCTTTTCAATGCCTTGACGCAAAACACGCCTGGCATCATCAGGATTGAAGGTAAGCTTCAGTTTTCCCATTTACGGCTCATCAAACGATTTTGCAACGCCGAAGCTCTCCGCAATTTTGTATTGCTGATCCAATACATCATCGGATGGTCGCCAGATCTCGAATGTAGCTATTGCATTAGGAAAGACGTAGCGAAGTGATTCTCTGCCCGGAATCAATAAGGCTTCGGCTTCTTCCACGTCCCACCAAATCATCGAGAGATCGGTGTTAATGATTTCGCCATTAATAAGCATTATGCGTATCTTTGTTAATGAAGCCAATCGGGAAATCGCCCTGCCTCTTTCTGTTCTTTTGTCCGTCAACAATTCCCCAGCTTCCTTTTCGTCAATTAAGCCAAGATCTTCAACAAGAAGTTTGCATTCTTCTCTAAGCTCTTTCCTGATCCATTCAATAGACATGGTTTCTTGGTGGTAGGTGGATGGAGTATACCCGCTTATTGGCGGTTGCCAAGGGGCGGGCCGAACCGTAAAATCAAGCGGTGAAGTCGGGAACACGCGTGCAGAGGCGGGCGTGCCGAGGGATCTTGAGGGGGCGGGGCTTTTCGGCTCTGCCCTTTCTGCTTTTTAGATCTCCCTCCATAGCCGTTCCCGCTGGGATCTCTCCTGTTCAGACCGGGCAAGCGGATGGATCACATACCGCGCCGCAAGCGGGCTCTTCGGGTCATCAGCGCCCACATTCGGGCAGAACGTCAGGTACAGGCCCTCGTCGTCGTACTTGCCTATCGGGTGCCCGTAACAGGCATCAGGCGGGGCTGTGCGGGTCGTCGTGACGCTGTAGCTGACCTGTTTGGTCTTGGAGTCGGCCACCTGCCAGACGTATTTGCCCTTGGCCTCTGGTGAATACAGTTTCATGGCGATCAGTCGTTTTCAATCCAGCAGCCCAGGTCGGCGCTCCATTGACGCCCGGCAGCCTGTGCCTTGTGCTCTTCGAGGTAAACCTCGTATTTGCCATCACGCAGCCAGCGGAACAGGTCGGGAAGGCTGCCCACGAACTCATCAGCAGACTTGCGCCGCTTCTGCTCGGCAATCGCATTGTTTACGGCACCCAGCAGGCGCTCCTCGCCTTCGGTCTTCACCACGCGCTTCCACTCTTCAAAGGCTCGCGGCTTGGACTGAGATGAGACACGAACAGGGGCGGATTGATAGGTTTTCCACAGCTCGGTAAACCCGTCGCTGTACTCAACTACTGCCGATTTTTTGGATTTTTTCTGACCGTTAGTTTTTTTTGTGTCCAATTCTTCCCCCAAGAGCGGAAGACCGGAACAGCCATCAAACCCAACAGCCGAAACAGCCTTCCCTTCGCTGGAAGGTTGCTGAGGCGTTAAATCTTGAACCTGCTTCGTTGAAGGGTTACCTAGAGGTGGTGTCCCCGCACCGACACGGTACGCGGGTAGCTTAGCGTCCCTGTCAATACCTATCTCTAGTAGATAGGCGCAAAACATAGGCAGGGACAGGGATCTCGGCTTGAATCTGGCTAGGTCTGAGGCCAAATCATCGGGAATTTGCAGTTCAAGGCGCATCGGAGGTTTTCGGGTTCATCCGGGAATCCCCGGGAAACAACGGCGAAAGATTAGCCCGCAAAAATCGGGCAGGCAAGTGACCCAGCGCACGATTTCGGCAACGTTTTCCACAGGCTCAACCCTGTCCCAGTAGTCCCAACCTGCGACAGATAAATCACTAGACTTTGTATATCGCGGTATCCTTCGCGCAATACATCAATTAACGATGGCTACGCTGTCGGACCTCAAACAAGATCACAAAAACGCTCGCAAGCGCACTGAAACCTCGGCGTCCCTCCTTAAGGAATCCCTGCAGCGTTACGGTCCCGCACGTTCCATCGTCATCGACGAAGACGACCGCATCCTTGCTGGCAACGGCACCGTTGAAGCAGCCTTGGGCCTCGGCATCGAAGGGCTCCGTGTCATCGACGCCAATCCTGATGAAATCATCGCCGTCCGCCGCACCGGCCTCACAGAGGATCAAAAGGTCGGCTTGGCCCTTGCCGACAACCGCACCGCTGATCTGGCTGAGTGGGATGCCGAAATGCTCCACCACCTGAGCGAAGAGCACGACATCGCTCCGTGGTTTGAGGATGACGACGTAGAGGCCCTCCTTGAACAGGTCGAACAGCTTGAGCCTGAAGAGGGCAAGACCGACCCCGACGAAACCCCGGAGCCGCCAGAAGATCCCATCACCAAGCCAGGCGACCTCTGGATCCTTGGCAACCACCGTGTTATGTGCGGCGACAGCACTTCGATTACAAATGTCGAAAAACTTTTAAATGGACAAAAGGCGCAGCTTTTGCACGCTGATCCGCCTTATGGAATGGGCAAGGCATCGGATGGCGTTCTGAACGACAACCTTTACAACGACGATCTGGACAGCTTCCAGATGGAATGGTGGGCAACCTTCCGTCCCTTTTTGGAAGACAATGCCAGCGCCTACATTTGGGGCAATGCGCCTGAACTTTGGCGGCTCTGGTACAAGGCCGGGTTGGGCAGCAGTGAACTATTAGAGCTACGAAATCAAATCGTTTGGGATAAGAAAAACATCGCAGGAATGAAATCGGCAGCTCAAACCAGCTATCCCACAACGACTGAGCACGCTCTGTTCTTTCAGCTGGGCAATCAATTCCGTGGCAACGTCAACACCGAAGACTTCCCTGAGAGCTGGGAGCCAATCAGGTCATACCTTGAAGGAGAAGCAAAGGCTGCTGGCCTCAATTCCGCAAAAGTCAAAGAGTTGTGCAACTGCAGCATGTACGGGCATTGGTTTACTCGCTCACAATTCACTCTCATCCCTGAGCGTCATTATCAAACGTTGGCCGATAACTATATCGGTCGTTTCCTTCGCCCCTACCGTCAACTCAAGGCCGAATGGGACAAAGTAAAAGGCGGACCAACAAGCGAAATCCAGGGCGCTCGTTCTTACTTCGACAACGCGCATGACATCATGCGTGACGTTTGGGAATTTCCACGAGTTACAGGCGAAGAGCGCCACGGCCATGCAACTCCAAAACCTGTCGCAATGATGGAGCGGGTCATGAAATCAAGCCTGCCCAAAAACGGTTTATGCCTTGAACCCTTTGGCGGCTCTGGTTCGACTCTCATGGGCGCAGAAAAGGCAGGAAGACGCTGCTACACCATGGAGCTTGACCCCAAGTATGTCGATGTAATCGTCAAAAGATGGGAGGCGTTTACTGGAAAAACCGCCGTACTTGAAGCGAGGGAAGATTTCTGATGGCCAACAGGGACAGCAGTAGAGCCGAGACCCAATACCGCGCTAGCCGCCTCGCTCGCATCATCGCAAACGGTGGCAAACGCTCTGATTGCATTCGATATGCGTCTGAAACATGGGGGGTTACGGACCGCACAACCGACAAATATCTCAACCTTGCTCGGCAACAAATCCGGGAAGATTGGGCACATGACACCACTCAAATGCTGGCCGATCTCCTGAGCCAGACCAGTTCGCTTCACATGGAAGCTCGTAAGGCTGGGCAGTTGCATATCGCCCTAGGTTGCATCAACACGATGGCCAAGCTGGCCAAGCTGATTGCATGAGCATCCTTGCTGCTGTTCAACAGCGGAGCATCCTTGCCATCCCTGGCTTTGCTGAAAACCTGCCAACAGCAGCGCAGGCCATTGCACGTGTCAAAACCAACCTGCTGCCACACCAGCAGCAATTCCTCGATGACACGGAACACCGCAAGCTCGCTCTTGTGTGCGGGTTTGGCGCTGGCAAGACCCATGGCCTCGTTGCCAAGGCTGTTCACATGGCAGCCCTGAATATCGGGTACGTGTCCGCGCTGTTCGAGCCTGTTGCCCCGATGCTGCGGGACATCCTTCAGCGCACGATGGATGACTTATTAGAAGAGTGGGGAATCCCGTTTGACTTCCGGGTGAGCCCGCTGCCGGAATATCAGCTTCACTTCGCGGAAGGCAGCCACACCATCCTTCTGCGGACCATGGAGACATGGAACCGGATTAGGGGCCAGAACCTCTGCGCCATTGGATTTGACGAGGCGGACACGGCGAACAAGCGCGTAGCTGAACAGGCGACACGGATGGCCCTGGCCCGTCTTCGTGCTGGGAATGTGCAGCAGTTTTATGCCGCCACCACGCCGGAGGGTTATGGCTGGGCGTTTGACACGTTTGACCGTAATGCCGGGGAAGATACCGCGCTGATCCGTGCCCGCACCATGGACAACCCTTATCTGCCTGATGGGTTCGTGGACAGCCTGATGGCGAACTACCCGCCGCAACTGATCAAGTCCTATTTGGAGGGGCTTTGGGTCAATCTCAATACGGGACAGGTTTACGACAGATTCGACAGGATTAAGCATGTGGTGGCCACCGTTGCCGATTTCTCTCGTGAACCTTTGCGAATCGGCGTGGACTTCAACGTAGGGAACATGTCAGCCGTGGTTACGGTGCGCAGTGGCGACAGGCTCACTGTCGTTGATGAGATCAGCGGAGCACATGACACCGATGCGCTGGCTCAAGAGATCAAACGTCGTTATCCCGATCATCGCGTCTATGTATATCCTGACGCCTCGGGTGGCAATCGCTCCACAAACGCATCAAGAACAGACATCCAAATCCTTGAGTCCTACGGCTTTAGCAACCAATCCGGTCGTTCCAATCCTGCCGTTCGTGATCGGGTGGCTGCTGTTCAAGCTCTTTTGGAAAACGGGAAAGGGCAGATCAGATTGACGGTGGCCCAGGGCTGCACTCGGTTGATCGAGTGCCTTGAGCTGCAGAGCTGGACTGAGAAGGGCGATCCTGACAAGGAGGCTGGGCATGACCACATGGTTGATGCGCTGGGGTATGTGGTCTGGCGTGAGTTCAACCCATTGCAGGCGAACGCGGGACGGGGTACGGGCATCAGGTTGTATTGACGATCTGCAAGCTGTCCACCTGGGTGCTTGCCAAACGGTAGGGGTATACCCCATAATTAAGGGACAGGGGGCGACCCCACCACGCACAAGTAAATGACCCTGACTACTTTCTTCGCTGAAAAAGACTTCGACATCCGCACCTATGAAGTCAACAGCCCTGTCACTGGCGACAGCCACATCATCACCACCGATGTGGTCATCGAAGCAATCCACCGCAGCCAAGGCCGCGAACGCGAACAGATCATCAACACCCTTCAGCGCCTTGATTTCCTGAACGGTGATTTCCACCACTTTTTCAAGCACTTGGCAACCGCTCTTGCCGCTCGCTACTGAGCCCTAGCCCCTTCGGGGGCTTTTCTTTGTCGATAACCCACACCATGAAACGACTCATCCTTGCCGTTGCTCTTCTCTTCAACGGCCCTGCCTCTGCTCGCACCGTCACCGCCACTGTCTACCACCCATGGTTCGATGGCCGCACAACCTATTGCGGGCAGATCTACCGCCATTGGGGCGCAATCACTGCCGCCCACCCTTGGCTTCCCTGTGGCACCAAGGTCCGCGTCTCACATGCTGGCCGCAGCCTCACCGTCTCCATTACTGACCGCTGCGATTGCAACAGCATTGACCTTTCAGCCGCTGCCGCTCATCGCTTAGGCGTACCCCTTGATGGCATCGCCAAGGTTCGTATTGCCTACTGATCGTCGCTACCCTGAAATCGCAGCAATGACACAATGGCAACTTACCTTTGGCATGAAATTGAGGCCGCCTTTGACGCCGCCCATGACGTAGGCGAATCTGACGACTTCAGTGCTTCCGCCGCTGCAATCCTCTCCGTCATTCAACAATGGCTTTATGACGAGGGCTTTGATGACGCAGCCGATGCCCTAGACGAAGAAATTTTCCACGCCGAAGAACAAGATTGATTCGCTGGGTCGGTTCTACCCGTAAGGCTGAACGCCGTTGTGTGGCGGTATCGGAGGCCCAGCCATCATTCAGCATTAACCTAGAGCCATAGAATTTGTGCATGGCTAGGCGCGCAAAATGACTTACACCGGTTTCAGGCACTACGACCGGAACTTGGCGCGTAAGGCCACGCAGGTGCAAGATCCCAATAGTGCTTGGGCCGCTCAGGAAGCCCATTGGATCCTGATTGAAGATTTGATGGAGGGGACCTATGGAATGCGCCGTAAGCATCGCCGTTACCTTCCACAGGAACCCAGAGAACAGGACGAGTCCTACGACAACCGCCTAGCCCGCTCCGTTTGTCCGCCTTATTACCAGCGCCTTGAGCGGATGCTGGCGGGCATGTTGACCCGTAAGCCTGTTCGCCTTGACGATGTACCTGATGTATTGCGTGAACAGCTATTTGACGTAGATCTTCAGGGCAACGATCTCAACATTTTTATCTACGAACTAGCCCGCAAGATGGTCCGTTACGGCCATGCTGGTGTCCTCGTTGATTTCCCTTCTGATAACGGAGACGAACTTCAGAACATCACCGATGTTGCCGGTCTTCGTCCGTACTGGGTCACCTATACGCCCCGTGACATCCTTGGCTGGCGTTCTGAAGTCAGCAATGGCGCTCAGCAGTTGACCATGTTGCGCCTGATGGAACGTGTTGTTGTTCCTGACGGTGAGTTTGGCGAGAAATACGTTGAACAGATTCGCGTTCTGCGCCCAGGCTCTTATGAAGTCTTCCGTCAAGATGACACCAAGGGCAGTTTTGAGCAAATTGCTGAAGGCAGCACAAGCCTCGATTACATCCCCTTTGCTGTTGCCTATGCCAACCGTGTTGGCCTTCTGGAATCACGCCCGCCGCTTGAAGATATTGCCGAGCTGAACCTGAAGACATACCAGATTCAGAGCGATCTGGACAACATGTTGCATATCAGCGCCGTTCCAATGTTGGCGTTGTTTGGCTTCCCCAGTTCCGCTGAAGAAATTAGCGCCGGACCATCTGAAGCTCTGGCCCTTCCCGCCGAAGGCCGTGCTGAATACATCGAACCCGGTGGCCGTAGCTTCGAGGCTCAGTTCCGTCGCCTTGAGCAGGTTGCTGCACAGATCAACGAACTTGGTCTCGCTGCTGTACTTGGCCAAAAGCTAAGCGCCGAAACCGCTGAAGCCAAGCGCATTGATCGCAGCCAGGGCGATTCCACCATGATGGTCATCGCTCAGCAGGTGCAGGATCTGATTGATAACTGCCTGCGGTTCCACGCTGATTACCTTGGCCTTCCGCAATCTGGCAGCAGCTTTGTCAACCGTGACTTCATCGCCGCACGCATGGAGCCTGCCGAAATCTTGGCTCTGCTGCAGACCTACACCGCTGGCGTAATTAGCCAGAAGACATTGTTGGATCAGTTGGCTGAGGGTGAAGTTTTAGGTGACGACTTTGACGTTGAGGAAGAACTTGAGGCAACCCAGGCTGGTGGCTTAATTGAAATGGGCGGTCCTGAAAACCTCGGCTCTGAAGACATCACTGGCGAAGAGATGATTCAAGAAGACAACGAAGAGCCCGTTGTCCTGCCTGAATAATGACCCAATCAGGCGTTACCCCCCGCCTGCTCAATGTTGAGCAATTCAAGCGGCGCATCAACCGCAAGGATCCTGTTGCCAATATCTACCGCAACGCCATTGATCTAAACCGCTTCAGCAATGCTGTCGCCGGTCAGATTGTGCGTGATTACAACGACATCATCTTGAGTGCCGTTGATGATTTGCGCCGCATCAACTTTGGCCAAGCAACTGCAGGTGCAGGCATCGTCAGCCCCGCTTCTGTGCAGGCGCAGCGTTTGCGCGTCATCCTTGCTCAACTGAAAGAATCATTGGACGGCTGGGCTGGACGGAGTACAAGTTTTGTCGCCACTGAACTGCAGGGTTTGGCGGAGTTGCAAACCGAATTTGTCACTGATCAGATCAGGTTGGCTCTGACCGGTGGTGTTGCTGATCGACGTGAATTGTTGCCGTCGCAGATTGACGCCTTGGCCCAGGTCAACACCGTTCAGGTTGCTCCGAACTTTGCCGCCAGTGTTGCCTCCATTGACCCTACAGATTTGAACTTCACGTTGCCCGGCACTGGTGGGTTCAACCTGACAGCTGGTCAAGGTGCCGCCATCACACTGCCCAATGGTGAAGTCGTTCAGAAGGCATTTCGTGACTTGGCTGAATCTCAGGCTCAACGGTTTAACACCATTGTCAGAACGGGAATTTTGACGGGTGAGCCTACGGCGCAGATTGCCAACCGCCTTGTCGGGAGCCTTGAGTTTGGCGACCTAGCCAAGACCGCACGTCAACAAGCTTTGGCTGGTGGTGAATTGATCCGCATGGCTGACCATCAGGTTTTGACCGTTGTCCGCACAAGTGTCCAACAGGTTGCCAACGCCGCTAGTGAACAGGTCTACAGGGCTAACGGCGATATAACGAAGAAATACCGCTACGTTGCGACGCTCGATAGCCGGACATCAGCGATCTGTCGCAGCCTTGACGGGAAGGAATACGTTTACGGCAAAGGCCCGGTTCCGCCTGTTCATTTCAACTGCCGTTCAACAACAATCCCGATCATTGATTACAAGGGCTTAGGTATTGATCCCCCCGATTGGGGTACAGGTCCATCTGTTCGGGCCTCCGCTGACGGGCCGGTAAAGGGCAACTTGACTTACGGCCAATGGCTGAAACAGCAGCCCAAGGAATATCAAGACGAAGTTCTGGGCAAGAATCGCGCCGCCTACTTCACCAAGCTCTCAAATAAATACGGCCCGCAAGATGCGCTAAGCCGCATGGTCCGTGAAGATGGCAGTGAAGTTACCCTGAAGCAGCTTCAGCAACGCTATGGATCTGCCGGTAATTAGGCGTTACCTAGATGGTCGCGTTCAATCCGATTGGGTTGATGTTCCCTGCGGTGAGGCCATCATTGAAGCCAGGCTGCAAAAGCTTGATGATGGAACAATCGGCTGGGTTGATAAGTCCGGCCTAAAGTTGGATTATCTGCCGTCGCCCCATGGCCAAGAAACCGACCAAGGCCGAGAAGAAAATCGGCAAAGTGATGAGCGAATACAAGGCCGGAACCCTGAAAAGCGGCAAACCCGGTCCCGGCAAAGGTCCAACCGTAAAAAGCCGTAAGCAAGCCATTGCCATTGCCTTATCTGAAGCTGGCAAGGCACGTAAAACCAAAGGTAAGAAGTGATGGCTATCGGCATCGGCTCCCGCGTTAGCTGGGTTTATCAAGGCAAAACGATTTACGGCGTCGTCACCGGCAAGGCTGGCAAACGCGCCAATATCACCGGGCCATCTGGAGGCCAGGTCACTCGTGTTGGCACTGATGAAGATCCCGTCCTAAGGATTGAATCGGAATCAACCGGTAACCCAGTTCTCAAAACGCGATCAGAATTAAAGGAAGCTCCGAAGCGGAAGCCATGAACGGCAGAATTTGGGAAGGCGCCTGCACTTACCTCAAATGTGCTGATGGCATGGTTGAAGGTCGCTTCATCTTCCCAACGCCCAATAACCCTGAAATCCTTGGGGCATTGATGGGCCGCCTTGCTAAAGGCGTTGAGGTGATCACCTGCACGGATGACGGCGAAGACGATGATTGAATACCGAGGCGAGAAGTTTGAGGGCTACAACAAGCCCAAACGGACGCCTGACCATCCGACCAAATCCCACGTGGTCTTGGCGAAGGAAGGCGAGAAGGTGAAGTTGATCAGATTCGGTCAACAGGGCGTAAAAGGCTCACCACCGCGAAAAGGAGAGTCAGCAGCAGACAAGGCCAGAAGGGCATCATTCAAAGCACGCCATGCGGCCAACATTGCTAAGGGCAAGATGTCAGCGGCGTACTGGGCTGACAAGGAAAAATGGTGATCTACCGACCTTCTTGGCGGTGAATCCGATCTTTCAGTTCTGACACGTACTTACGCAGCGCGTTGGCATTGTCCGCGTGCCATCTGTCGCCGGTCTTCAAATACTGCTGCGTGTGCAGGTCGATGGCCTTGAGGAGCGAATAAATCACAGGATTCCACGGTTCACGAACCGGCGTATTCCATTCCCGCCGTGACATCGCGTGCAAAAGCCATCATTTACTTATACAGTCTGGTGGTAAACCCTACGGGTCACAATGTCTGACGAACAACTGCAGGAAGCTACGCCGACTGCCAGCAACGATGAACTTGAAAAGCTGAAGCGAAGCATTGAAGGACTAGAGCGCAAAAACTTTGAACTGATCGGCAAGCTCAAGGAACAAAAGGAAAAGGCGCCATCCCTGCCTGATGGTGTTGATGTGCAAGAACTTCTGGAGTTCAAGCGCAAAAAGGAGCAGGAAGAGCTGGAATCCAAGGGCAAGTATGACGAGGCCCTGAAGCAGTACGCTCAGCAATTCCAAGAACGGGAAGAGGGCTACAAGAAGCGGATTGCGGAACTTGAATCCAAGCTGACCGTCAATCAACTTGACAACAGGGTGGTTGCGATCCTTGCCGAACAGGGCGCCCACAATCCCCACGATGCGCTTCGCCTTGTCCGTGATCAACTGAAGCTTGACGAAAGCGGGAATCCTGTGGCCGTTGATGGCTACAACGAAATCCCGATGGATCAGTGGGTTGAACGCCTGAAGGCTGAACGCGGTTACCTGTTCAGGGCACCTTCGGTCAAGGGTTCTGGCGCTCCCGTCGGCATCAAGCCAATGTCGTCTGACGTACCCGCTGGCACGAAGAACCCCTTCACCCGCGAGCATTTCAACCTCACCGAGCAGTCCCGCCTGTACCGCACCGACCGCGATATGTACGAACGGTTGAAGGCTGCCGCAAACAATGCTTAATATGTAACCGTTAGCGCCCGAAGGTTACGCCTAAGGCGCATTGGGTTACGCCCGCACCGTAAAACATTTTTGGAGATTTCACCGTGGCGACTCTTCGCTCCGATGTGATCATTCCCGAAATTTTTACGCCCTACGTCATTGAGCAAAGCACCCAGAAGAACCAGTTTCTTGCTAGCGGTGTTGCTCAGCCCATGGCTGAACTCAATGCAACCGAGGGCGGCGATTTCGTGAATGTTCCTTTCTGGAAAGCCAACCTGTCTGGCGATCTGGAAGTTCTTTCTGATTCCACCAGCCTTACCCCTGGCAAAATCACTGCTGACAAGCAAGTTGGCGTGATCCTGCACCGTGGTCGCGCCTTTGAGGCTCGTGACCTGGCCGCTCTTGCTGCCGGTTCTGACCCCATGGCCGCCATTGGCGCCAAAGTTGGTGAGTACGTTGCTAACCAGCAGCAGGCTGACCTGTACAAGTGTCTGGAAGGTGTGTTCGGCGCCCTGACCGGTGGCGACTCCCCTGCCTTCGATGCCCTGCGCTTCGACACCAGCACCCAAACCGCTCTGAGCCCCCGTCACGTGGCTAAGGCCCGTGCTCTGCTGGGCGACCAAGGCGAAAAGCTTGCCGCTGTGGCTCTTCACAGTGCTTGCTACTACGACCTTGTTGAGCGCAAGGCGATTGATTACGTTCTGGCTTCGGATCTGGGTATCACCCCCGATACCTCCATGCCTGACGCATTCGGTGGTTCTGTGGCTTCTGCCTACACCGCTGACTATCGCGTTCCTACCTACATGGGTATGCGCGTGATCGTGTCCGACGACATCACCAATTCCGGTGGTGTTTATGCCGCTTATTTCTTCACCAACGGCGCTATCGCTACCGGTGAGCAAGCTGCAATGCGGACTGAAACCGACCGCGACATCCTCGCCAAGTCGGATGCCATGTCTCTGGACATGCACTACATCTACCACCCTGTTGGTGCTAAGTGGGCCGTGACCACCACGAACCCCACCCGCGCTCAACTGGCCACGGTGGGTAACTGGTCGAAGGTGTACGAAACC